CAACTGGCCGTGCCATTCATCCCACGTCAACGGCTTGGGCGTCTCGCCTTCTGCCGGCGGGGTGTTTGGCGTCTGTGGTTGCGTCTGCGTGTTATTCGGTTGTTCTGCTGTCTGTTCGCTCATGGCATCTCGCCTTGTCTCTCGCATCCCGCGAGGGAAAACCAAAAAGCCGCTCGGAAATCACTTCCGAGCGGCGCATTTGCGGTGGCTCTCTTCGCATGTAAGGCGGCTTGCGCCGGTGTTACATGCGGGCTATTTGGTTGATCGAATTCTACTACTGTTTCGTGAGTTGTGCGTGAGTTAGTTTGCTGTCTCACGCACGGCTTTGTTTATCGCTTCCCCATATCACTACGCTACTATTAGTCATGTCTCTGACAATTTCATAAATTGCATTGAACTTGCCTTGCGCATCTTCGCTAAGATTACATCTGCGGAATGAGTCGATAAAATATTCGAGTGCTTCCACCGCTTCCATATCGTCATACCAACCGTTATCGTCAAACAGGTCTAGAACGGCCAAAAGGGGGGTAACACTAACAGGCGAAACTTGGAGCGTGAGTGTAACCTTGTCGTAATCTGCCATGCTTATCAATCCTACACCTGCCGCTTAATCCTGTGTGAGTCAGTCGGGCAACACTGCCGCTAATTCTTTCAGCATCGGCGTGATGGTCTTCAACCTGTCGCCGGCGGCTGCAATCTTCGATGCGTCAACGGTTCGCACGCCCGTTTCATAGTCATCCGCCATCCCCTGCAACTCATCAGCCAGCCGCAGCGCGGTTGCGTGTGTCGTTGCCCACTCTGCCGGCGGCTGCATCTCGCGGATGTTGGCGGCGCAGATGCGCAAGCCCCGCGCTGCATATCGGTCAGTGGTCAGCCCCAAAATATCGCCGTAGCAAAACTCCAATTGCGTGCGCATCAGGCTTGCATAGTTGGATTGCCCGACCACCGGCGCGGCTGTCGGTGCGGAAATCGTCGGCAACGTCTGCACTTGCGCCGGCTGGCTGGGCATGGATTGCGCCGGCTTGAGTCGTGCGGCATACGCAAAGCCGGCGAAGGTGCTGAGAATTGCCACGACGGGCAATGATAGGGCGATGAACAGGATGAAACGTTTCATTTCTCTGCTAGTCGTTCTAGCGCGTCAAGGCTGCACGCAAAAGTAGATATTAGTTCATGCGATCTCGCGCATCATCAGCCAACGCGGATATTGATGCGGCTCGTGTGCTATTCGATCCACAAAACACCAGCCGTCGGCCCCTAATTCATTGAACATCTTGAGGGTGGCTTCTTCGTATTCGCGGTCTCCGAGAGCTTTGAGAGACAACCTACCATCGTCTTTCACTTGTGCAACCATGTATTCGTATCGCTTCGTTGGGGTTGGTTTGTTCATGAACAGTAATCCTACTCGCGTTGCTTATTCCTGCGTGAGTGTTGCTTGCCGGCGCATCCACGCCATTGCATCGCCGGCCACATCCGCGCTTTTCAGTTTTGCCGGCGCAATGGTCTGCGCTTTATCGCCGTCCAGCAAAGCGCGTATAACCGACGCCTCCTTTAGTAGTATCCGGTAATGCATCTCAAGCTGCTTGCGTGTCTGTTCGTCCATTGTTGCCCCTTATGCCCTTCTGCTAAACGCATTGGCCGGTGTGATGACCTTCCGGCGCGGCTTCTGCGTCTTGCGTGCGTTAATCTCAGCGCGTGCGGCGTCCCTCATGCGCTGCGTCAAGTCATCGGCGGCATATTGCCGCTGCACAAGCGCGGTTGCCGACCTGCACCACTTGTGAAACGGCGGGTGCGGCATCTTGTCGGCGTAACGCGGCTGGCCGGTCAACACAAAATCATCGCCCATCGCTTGCCATTGCCCATGCGCCCGCAAACAACAATCGGTTGTCCGTTCGTCAACGACTGCCACGACCTGCCGCCCCCATTCACCCAGCACTTCGCGCACCCGCGCACCAATGCCAAACTGTGCAAAGTCGTAGCCCTCAAAGCGGTTGCCAAACAGCGCCGGCGCACTCGCGTTGACGGCTCTGATGCCTTCCTCTTGAAAGTAGGACGGTAGCTCTGTGCGGACGATAGAACGCTGAACCACCACGTCATAGGCAACCATGCTCAGCAACACAATCCAGCGGGCGGCGTCACTGGCAACCGGCGCGGGCGTGAGAATGCCGGCGCGGTCGTCGTTGCCGAGTATTTGCGCTTCGTCGTTCTGGCCGAGTAGCAACAAGCCTTTCGCGCCCAACGCTTGCATGTCTACGTTTGCAAGAATGGCGGCGAGTGCATCGGGCGGCACGGTCAAATCGTTTGCAGGGTCAACGACAAAGCCCCACAAATCCGCGTCACGCTGGCCGGCGTCGATGCCCAACTCAAGCGCGTCTTGTAACAGCGCGTCCGCCTCTAGTTGCACATTGCGCCGCAATCCATCCAGCACGTCGCCGGCGCTGGCTAGGCTGTCCAGATTGCCACGCAGCGCGGCAATGGCCGTGCGATAGGCACGCCACACCCCGCGCCGGCTTTGTGCGTGTCCTAGCGCGTCAAATAGCCGCCCCAGCCGGTCAGTCGTGCGGCTTGCGTTGCTTACGGCGCGTTCGTGTTGCGTTGCCATCGGTTAGCCGTTGTTGACGTTCTGCGCACCCAGCGCCATTTGCGCCATCGCCTGACGTTGCATGTATGAGTCTTCCGCCTTCATCGCTTCAATCTGCGCTTCATCGTAGCCCCACACCTCGCGCCAAATCGTTTCTTCCGGCACGCCGCTTGCCTTCTTTGCGCTGGCCTCTTGCTGTAGTTCGCCAATCTCGCGCCGCGCTGCCGGCTCCCACACCACATCGAAACGCACCGTCTCAGGCAAGCCGGCGTTTGTGCCGAATCTGCGTTCCAGTTTCATCGCCATTGACAGCGCGTCAGCCCATGCACGGCCAAAGCGCCGCTGTCGTTTCTCGACCTTTTTGATGAGCGCGTCTTTGTATTCCTTCTGCGTGTCGGCTGATGCAACCTGCCCGCTGATCTGAAAGCGTGATACGGGCGTGTCTGTCACCGCTGCGGCCTTCTCTTGCAGTTTGTCTAGCGTGCTGAGGAATGCCGCAGGGTCAGCCCCTTCCAGCCGGTCAAACATCGCCTCTGACGGCGACTTGCCTGATGCGCCATAGATGCCGCCCGGCTCAATCGAAAGCCAGTTGGAACGGTCAGCCGCCGGCGGCTTGTTGTCTGTCGTCAGGTTGAATCCGAACAGCCGGAACACCGGAAACGCGCTGCTGCGATTGCCGGCCAAAAGGTCAATCAATGCCTGGTTGATAGCATCCTGCACGCCCCATGCATCAATTGCGTGCGGGCGTTTTGCCGGCTCATCAAAGCAGAACACTGGCACGCCCAACGGTTGCCCCGCCTTATCCACCCACGGCAACGGCCACGACGTATCGCCTTCGTCGCGGAACTCCACCGGCTTGCCGCTTGACACATCGTATTTTTCGATGCGGTCAGGGTAGTATTCAGTCAGCCGCATACGCGCCTTGCCCTGCCCCAACTCCTCGCGCCAGCGTTTCGATGCGCGGATGACGGGTTGTGCGGGGTCGTCGTTCTCATAAAACACCTTGCAGCCGAACCCATCGCCGGCAGACGTGGCGCGGGTGTTGTCTTCGTCTGCGGTGCTGCTGGATGTTGCGAGTGTGTCGGTGTAGCGCGGATGAGGAATAAGCCGCACGCCAAAGCCCTCACGGTAATCCACGATGATGAACGATTCGCCATCGTTGATCGCGTCGGTGTGAACTTCGTCTTGCAGAATGTCAAGCCGGTTGGCATCCCATACATAGTCAACCCACACCCGCGCCGCTTCTGCCGCTGTGCTGGTCATTTCATCGTCGCCGGCCTGTGGCGTCGGCACGCTGGCGGTGATTGCCTTGATGCTCAATCGCTCGGTTACGGCGTTGATGACCGTGCGGATGACGTTCAGTTTCAGCCGCACATCGGTGCCGCTGGTCAAGCCGAGCAAGGCGCGGATGCGCTCGGTTGTGGTTGCGATTTGCGCGCCCTCGTAATACATGCGCGCATCGACAATTTCTTTTTGCCGCGCAAGTTCTTCCGCTACTTGCCACTGCAAGAATGCCAGTTGTGCCGGATTCGTCTGTGTCATCTGATTACCTCATGTAGTTCATCGCAAAGCCGGCGCTTGATTCGCTGGCCTGTGCCGCGTGCCATGCAAGGGCGACGCTAATAACGCAGTCATCGTGAAAGCCAGCCGGCGCAGAATATGAAGGCAACCCGCCGGCGCGTTCTGTCTTTTCGTAGGCTTGCAACTCGCCCTTCAATACATCATCGTTTAGCAGCGTGATCGTCTTCTGATCCATTGCCAGCTCTAACGCGCTGATAATTTCGTGCTTCGTGCTTGCAGTGGTCGTAAACCCTCGCACCGGCAAACCGTCACGCTGCAACGCTTCGACCAGCGGCCCGCCCATGCTGTTGTATTCGGCCAGCACGTCTTGCACGCGATACCGCGCCACTAACGCCTTTAGCTTCATCTTTTGCGTCTCGAAGTCCGCGCCGTTGATGCGCTGTAAATGCACCATCGTCTTTGTCGTGGCGTTCATCACTGCGAACACCGTGTAGTCGCCGCCCGATGCCCGCGCCCAATCCACGCCGATGCAGTAGGTGTAGCCGACTTCTGGCTCTCTCGCCGGCGCACTGCATACCGCCTCAACATTCGTAAAAAACGACCCATCTTCTATAAACTCTGCAAGCCACTCTTGCCTAAACGTGCGTTCTGGCACACGGCTACGCGCCATTTCAAACGCTTTGCGGATGTTGGGCGATGGGTTGGCGTTTGTTGGCGCTTGCCATGCCATCGCCTCTTTACCGTCACTCTTTGCCTTTATCCACTCTTTAAAAAACCAGTTGCGCCCCTTTGGTGTGCTAATTAGTATTTCATCGCCGTCATAGTCTGCTAGCGTCGGCTGTATCGCATCGTCGTGCGCTTCCTGGCTGATGCGCGATGCCTCATCAATTACCGCAAGATTGAACTTTTCGCCGCGCACGCTGTCTGCGTTATCGCCCGAATAAATGCCGAGAAAGCCGCCCATGTGTGTTGTAACTGTGCGTTCTGCCTCGTTGATCTTCATCAAACCGGCTTTCTCAAGTGGCGCGCAAACACGTTTCACCTCGCGCCATAGCGGACGGGTGTTTTTGTAGTTGGGTGCTACCCATGCCGCCGCGCCATGTTGCCGCAGCACGTTAAGCACAGCCACGCTACCCAGCACCGTTTTGCCCCATCGCCGCCCCATCGTTAGTACCTTCGTCTTCGCTGGGTGGCAAAGAATCTGATACTGATCTGGGCGCAAGGTTGGCAAGTCCATTGCGGTAGTCAATCGCTCTCACCTCAATCGTTTGTTGCGCTTGCACCGGCCCGCCATTCGCGCCGGTTAACTCTGTGCGCACGTTCTCAATGTAGCCGCGCCCTTTGCCTTGTGTCTTGAGTAGGAAGATGAGCGCAGCCGTGTTGCCCTTTTCTATGGCCTCCGTGTAGAGTTTGTCCTCTGCTTCGTCTAGCTTTGACTCCCGCGCCTCGTTGGTGGCTTCGACTAGCTCAGGGTCTTGACTGACAAACTTTTGCACCGCCTGACGCGTGATGCCGTAGGCGCGTGCAATCGCCGCAAGGTTGCCCCGCGTGCTTTCAATGTCTTGCAACACCTTGTTTTTGTTCAGCCGCTTGCGTGTCATATCCCAACCATTACCCAACTAAAAGTTGGGAAATTCAGTACGTACTAACTTACTCTTTAACTGCTATTGCAATCTGCAATTAACCTGCTACAATCTTGCAAGGCCGGCGCGGTGTCTCTCTCATACTTTGGCCGTTAGGCTCTCGCATAGCTGTGCGCACAGTTAGGCGATACGCTGAATCCTTGACTGCCCCGCTAAAAGCTTGTCGCTGGTTCTGCGTAGGGATGTAGTTACCGCAGCCAAACACATCCACCGCGCCGGCATCGCCTCATCAGCCGTAACCGGCAAACATTACCCGGCGCTCTCTCCCCGCCATGTATGCCGCCCGCGAAGCCGCAAGACACGCCTTCAACTGTTCTTCGCTGGCATCCTCACCAAACAACAGATGAACCAGCGCATACGCAACGGATACGATGGCTTGCGCTTCGACTGCATCCATGTGCGCATCGGCGGTGTCAACCATCGCATCAAGGCCGGCGCTAATAATTTCAACCACGCTGGGCGTCTTATTCACGCCATCACCTTCACGCGCAGCACGTTCGTTCGCTTGTTGCCGTTGACCAGCACCGACAAGCTAATCTCATAGTCGCCGGCTGCGGCCATCGTGAATGCAGACCATTGAACGTGCGTGCTGTTCACTGATCCACTACCGCCACTCCAAAACGTAGCGGTCACATCCGCGCCGTCGCTCATGCGCCTCACGGTTGCCGTAGGGCTTGCGAGTGTTGCGCCGGTCTCATAGCGCCCCTTCGCAACCTGAAACGGCCATTCCTCGCCGGTTTTGAACTCCCGCACGCCTGGTATATAGAACTCCGGTTCGCTGTTTGCCATGTGTTAACTCCTGTCGGGTGTCACCGTCTGCGGCCTGATGCGCGGCATGAGTGCGCCTTCACGTTCCTGCGGCGTCAACGATTGCGGCCTGATGCGCGGCGTGAGCGTCGCGTAAATCACCACAACGCCCTGCTCGCTGAATGTGCCTGTGCCGCTGGCAGTCATCGCCGGCAACACTGCCCCGCCGCTGCCGGCGTAGGTTATCCCGCTGTAATCGCCGACGCCGGCCACATCCAGCGCGGGCAACACGGCACCGCCTGAGCCGGTGTATACAGGCGCGGTAAACGAGCCGACGCCCGACGCGCTCATAGCCGGCAACACGGCATCGCCGCTGCCCGTCACCGTCGGCAATGTGAACGTGCCAACGCCGGCAACTGTCACGGCGGGCAATGTCACATCACCTGCGCCGCTGTAGATGACTGACGCGAATGCACCACTGCCACTCGCGCCAATGGCCGGCAATGTCGCGCTACCCGATCCGGTGTAGACGGGTGCAACGAATGAGCCAACGCCACTCACGGTTACAGCCGGCAGTGTTGCCGCACCCGTCGCTGTGTAGGTGGGTGCTGTGAATGTGCCGCTACCTGTTGCCGTGATTGCTGGCGATGTGGCCGCACCCGCGCCGCTGTAAATCACGCCGGCAAACGCGCCATTGCCCGATGCTGTTACGGCTGGGAGTGTTGCGCCACCGCTGCCCGTATACGTTGGTGCAGTGAATGTGCCGACGCCGGCAACTGTCACAGCCGGCAACGTAGCAGCCCCATTGCCGGTGTAGGTTGGCGCTGTGAATGTGCCTGTGCCGGATGCAGTCAACGCGGGCAGTGTCGCTGTGCCGGTTGCGCTGTAGACGGGTGCTGAAAACGTGCCAACGCCCGACGCACTCAGCGCCGGCAATGTGGCATTGCCTGTGGCTGAGTAAACCGGCGCGGTGAATGACCCTGTGCCACTGGCCGTAATCGCTGCGAGTGTCGCACCACCTGAGCCGGTGTAAGTCGGTGCAGTGTGTGTGCCCGTGCCGCTGGCTGTGACTGTCGGCAATGTGGCCGCACCTGTGCCGGTGTAGGTCGTTGTTGCCGGCGTAAATGTGCCACTGCCTGACGCTGTGATTGCTGGGAGTGTTGCGCCACCGCTGCCGGTGTAGGTGCTGCTACCCGACGACGGCCTGATCGCAATCATGATCGTCGCCCAATGGCGCGTCGATCCTTGCGTTGATGTGTAGCTGTTGCCTATCCATCCAGGCGAGGCAACGACCAGTGATGAGATGCGCCAGCCGCGTGATGAACCATTGCCGGAACTCTCGCTTGTAAAACCGCTTGGCGCGGTGGGGACGTTGGATGTTGAGTCAACGCCCACATAGGCAAGCGCGAGCGCGTCCGCTGTGTTCGTCGTGACGCCGTAATAGCCCATCGACTCCGACAAGCCGGTGTTCTGCGTCGGCGTCGCGTCTTCCCACGTTGCATCTTGGCCGGTGATGCGTATCGTCTGCACCGACCCGACGACGCTACTACTCAGCGTGTAGCTGTAACTGCTTCCCTCACTGCCATCTGCAACGCGATAGAAGATTGCAGATAGAAATGAGCCGGTGCCGTTGTTGGCGCGGGTATATAGCGTCCAGCCCGATGGCGGCGTGATGGTCAAATCACTGCCGGCATCCAGCATCAAACTCGTTAGCAGCAGGTTGCCCGACGCAATGCCGCTCGGCATCGTTGCGCTGGGCGACGATGTTGCTGATGAATACGAGTTTGATGCGGTGGACGCGACAGTAACAGCCATGATTTATCCGGCTATTCGCCGCTCGGCAAAGTGATGCTGAACGACGAAATGGCAACCGTGCCGCCGGCAACGAATGCCGTTTCATCGAAGTTGACACTCCCGCCGCTGGTCTCTGCAATGTCAAAATCAAGCCGGCGGTCTGATGCGCTTGCGCTCGATCCTGGCGCAGTGTCGCCGGTGCGATAGAAGCGTCCATATCCCGCTGTGCCGCTTGCGTCCGCGCTGGTGTCACTGGTGATCGTCGCAAACGAGATAGAACCCGACGACGCGCCGGCAGTCACACTGTCCGATGCGAGGGTGAGTGTTGCAAGCAGCGTGCCGGTTGCCGCGTCGTTTGCGCTTGCCGGCTGCGTGCCGGTGTAGATGTTGATGCGGCCTGTGCTATCAAACGCATCCGCCATGCCGCTGTCAAGCACCTTGTTACGAAGCCCTGTCGAAAGTCGAATTGCCATTGTGTAATCTCCTAGCGCCGGCGCATCGTGTAACGCGCCGGCAATGTGTCTCAGTCGTGTGTCAGTTTGGATTGACGATGCCCTCACGCGGATACTCGCGTGCATCGAACCTGAATTGCAGCCGGCAAATGCCAAACTCAACGCGGCAATCGCGCTGCATCGCCTCGCGCACCGCGCCGCTGAATCGCGTGGGATAGAAGAACCAGCCCACCGTTCTGTGCGTGCCTACGCCTGACGTGATGGATGCGTTGAAATGCTCGATGCGTCCGCAGATGATCCACTCCACGTCAATCAAGCCGTTCTGATACCACGTCTCGCAGCCGGAATCGTTCTGCGCAAGGATGATCGGCCTTTCGCCGGTGTCACGTGTGCGCAAGGGCGGCTGGGCTTCGCAGGGTCGCGCAAAGCAGAGCAGCCCGTCCCAGTAGAAAATCTGCCCGTCACTGGTGCGCAGCCACAACTGGTAATCGTGGTCGCCGTGTGAACGTGCCATCTGATTACTCAAGATGTGCGCGATGAAGTAGGACTCCGCGCCGGATGCGTGCTTTGCAAACGCGCCTTTGTAGCCGGTGTGCGATTCGCGCGTTTGCGAGAACGGCATCGGCGAATTGCCGGCCAGCGCGTGCTGCGTCACCCACTGCGGCGGCGCGTCGCCGTGTTCATGGCCAGTGAAGCAACTGCCCCATTTGTTGCTATGCCATACGTTCATCGGTTCGCCGCACTTGCCCACTGTCGCGGGTATCTCAGTCGGGTGCGCGTGCGGGGTTGGCGTGGCCGTCGGTGTCGCGCTCGGTTCTGGCGTGCTGGTGGCCGGCGGCGGCTGGGTGTTCGTCGCGCCGTAGTTGTCCGAGATGTAGTGCGCCAGCTCATGCACATCTTTGATGTCCAGCACGCCATCATTGTTGTAGTCGGCCTTCGGGTCGTAGCCCGTCGCGTGATGCTGTGCACGTGCCGGCATCAGTGAAAGTGCGATGAGTAAAGCGGTGATGATCGAAAGTAGTTTCTTGTTCAATTTCGTTTCTCCTGAATCAATCTCACTAGTTCATCCAGCCGGCCATGTCGCACCGCCCATGTCGTCAGCGCAATTGCGCGCTCATGCAGGGTGAATGCGTCAGTGAAAACCACATCAGTCGTGCCGGTAAACTCATACGCCAGTTCGTGCATTTCGTCCCCGTTGAATTCCTCAGTCAGCCGGCGGTAGACAACCTGCGATGTGTTGCGCGCTGGTTTGCCTACGGTGCTACCGCGTCGGCTTTTGGGTTGTCGTGCCCCAGCAGCTTCATCAGCGTCGCAACCTGCCCTTCGAGCTGCATCACCTTCGCTTCAAGCGTCGCAATCTTTAGCCGGTCGGCGTCTTCGCGTTTGCTGTAGAACTCCTGATTGCTGCGACTGACGCCATACGACACCGCGCCCAACGTCACGCTGAACAGCGTCACGACGAACACGCCGCCGATGACCAGCCACAGCACGCTTACACTCACCACATCCATGATTTGCCTGTTGCCCCTTTTTGTTTGTCGTTTACTGTCCTTGCCCCATGTGAAACAACAAATCATGTCTGTAAATAGGACATGGTTTGTCCGCATTTTTCACAATGAAATAAGCCTTTTGTGCATGATTAATAGTCAACAAATGACTAAACAAATTCCACTCACCAAAGGCAAATTTGCACTCGTTGATGACGAAGATTACGAATCTCTTAACCGCTACAAATGGTGCATCACTAAGGTGTATGCCTCTCGTGGCGTAAGCATCAAAAACAAAAATCACATCATCTTGATGCACCGCGTCATCGTGAATGCTCCGCCTAATATGCAGGTTGACCACATCAACGGCGACCCGCTGGACAATCGCAAATGCAATCTTCGCATTTGCACACACGCGCAAAACATTCACAACCAAAAGCCGCGCAAATGCGGAAATCGCACAAGTGGGTTTAAGGGCGTATCGCGTGATAGGCGCAATGGCAAATGGCGCGCCCGCATTCATGTTGCGGATCAAGAGTATTGGCTTGGCGTGTTCGAGAATGAACGGGATGCCGCCGCCGCATACAATGAGGCAGCACGCCGATATCATGGCGAATTTGCTTACCCCAATCAGATTTAGAAGGTCAAGCATCTGCCACCCCCATAGGCTTCGCCGGCGGCATTTCAAATGGCGGCGGATCGTTGTAAAAAACTGGCTCTGCTATGCGTGGCATCGCCGGCTTGGGGATTCTATTTTGCCAAAGGCCAGTTAGTGTTTCGACTAGATAACGGCAGTCATACCCCTTCCAGCCTGGGTGGTCTCCGAATTGGAAGATGATGCAAGCATCGTGCCTTACATACTTTGCCGCTGTAGTTTCTAGCCACCACCACGCCCACTCAGTAAATTGTTGAGGCGTATAACCAGCCCAATTAAACCCACCTGCACCGGCTTCAACACCCATTTCATCAGATACGCATCGGGCATCTTGTGGCATGCCTGTTTGCTTCCAGAATCCATCATCACGGCATTCAAACCATTCTTTGCCGATGATTGGCGCGTCCTGCGGCGGGTGCGACGTAAACCGCTTGCCCTTCGTGTAGAGATGCCAGTTCAGCCGCAGCCGGTGTTTGTTGTCGATGGCGTATTGGCCGTAAGTCGCACGCCACGTATCGCGGATGTCCTGCCGTGTGATGTCAGGCGTGCCGTGCGAGAAACTGCCAATCGTCATGAAGCGCGTCGGGTTAGAACGCCACACGATTTCGCACACTTCACGCTCGATGGCGAAACGCTCGCGGATTTGTTCGGGTGAGCCGTAACACCACGTATCGCACTCATTCAGCACAATGCTGTAGCAGTTGCGCGGGATGTTGGTCGATGTGGCGTCCAGCGCGTTTGCCATCTGCTGAGGGGTCAGCCGGCTTGCCCACCACGTCCGCATGAACGTGATCGCATCGGGGTATTTCTGCGCGGCTTGAACGGCGGCGGCGTTGTTGTTGAGAAACAGCACCGCCCTGCAACCGCGTCCTAGCGCGTCCATGCCGGCTTGCGCGTCGATTAGGGCAGATACGCCCAAGTGCCGCGCAAACGTCACGCCAGCGGGCTGTGGTTGCACTACAGGCGGTGTGATGGGCGGCGGCGGGGTGACGGTTGCCGGCTTCATGAACTGCGCAGCGGCATAGCCGGCGAAGGTGTCATTCACCGAAGGCGCAAGCACCACGCCCGACACACTCATGCGCTCTGGCTTGATTGCGATTTGCACCCATTGCCGATCTGCGCTCAACTCGCCGTCAACCACCGCGCCGGCTGGAATCACGCCGGCAATGTTCGTGTTGCCGTCTGTCGTCGGGGTCAGTCGCACGCGCGTGCCTACGGTGCTGGTCGGTGTCCATTTCGCCACAGGTGTTTCATCCTCCCGATGCTCATTAATCCACTTCAAGGGGTCAACGTAATCGCGCTCTAGCCGCGCTAAATCCTTCGCCGGCCAGTCGCCAGGTCTTGCGCCGAGGTCAATCCGCGCAACGTCAAAATGCAGGTGATCGTTCGCAGCGCCGGCGGGCAGGTAGTCGCCGATGATTGCAATCCAGTCGCCGCGCCTCACCCGCTGCCCCTGTGCTACTCTCGTTTCTGCGAGGTGTGCGTAGCGCGTCCACATGCCGTCGGCGTGCTGTAGAACAATCGTTCGACCTTGCCAGCCTGACACGTTGCCGACGAAAGCCACTACACCGTCGGCTGATGCGAACACTTGTGCGCGGCTGTCTGCGAAGTTGGGCAGGTTCAGGTCAGCGCCGGTGTGCCATGCGCCTTGCGCGTTGAAATACGCTTGTGATGCACGGCCAAAGCCTGACGCATCGAACCAGCCGCCCGCCCATGCGCGTGCTGCGTCACGGTCTGCCTGACTGCCCACCGGCTGGTCGTATCTCATCGCGGCAACTCCCGATGCAACACTGATTCGAGTTGCTTCTTCAACACGTTTCGGCGCATCCTGTAAAGCCGAGTGACATACTCATATTCGGTCAGCATTTCGTCTTGCTTGAAATACTGATGCGCTGCGTCATTCATCGGACACACTTTGAAAGCCCATATATCAGGCCAGTAAAACGAGATGAAGAAAGGCAAGCCGGCAAGTTGCGCCAATTCATGTAGGGCGCGATATGTTGGGTGTTTGGTGTTTGGCTGCTCTGCGGTAAATCGCTTGTATTCCACAAGAGCAACCGGCTTGCCAAAGTTGTATTCAACAGCCAGAAAGTCAACATCAACGGCGGGGCAATCGAAGCCCCATTCGCGATGGCGTGCGCTTA